ATCAGCATTAATTGCAGCTTGCTCTTCTGGACCGACTTTTTCAGTATTGATTACAAAATAATCCTTCACGAAATTATCTTTCGGGTCGCACCAAACTACGACCTGAGCACTACTGCTATAAAGCTCGATATCCTCGTTCACTTCTTCTATTAGATCAGAACTATCAAACGACAAGTTATGTTCGCGGTTAAACTTCAACCGTTCTGTTAAATTGTTTAAGTCGTGTTTCATAAGACCTTTCTGCCCGATTTTCGCCTCGGGCGGGGCGCAAATTTATTGTAAGTATTCTCTGATCTCTTCTATGTTCTTTTTAGTGATTTTTCCGCCGTCATCAATAGAATCGTCAATTGGCTCAGCATCGCTGTATTTATCTAAGAATAAGTTTAGTTTTTTAGCGTTTTTGTTGCGCAATCCGTACAGCCTGTCAATTGTGTTTCCGTAAACTGATTTATCTGTCAACATATACAACTCATCGTATATAGAGATCTTCATCTGAATACCACCTGCTGTAAATTCGCTAGTTACTCGGATGTAGTTTTTCATTGTTTTTCTCCTTTCGAGAGATTAGTTTAGTCGCTAGTTAGAGGGTTGTGCTGTCGCGCCTTAATTCTTAGTTGCGCCGCTTCTTATCTAACTATCTTTATTATAGCAAACTAGTTAGCTAATTGCAATAGTTTTTATGATTTTTCTTAGACTTTTTTAGCTCGTGCCGCGGCACTTGCAGCCGCTGCCTTTTTAGCGCGCTCACGGCGTTGCTCAGGTGTCATATTGTTAGATGATTTTCGACCACCAAACGAACGTTTAGCTCCAACAATAGCGTTAATACAACCGATGATATCCGCTTTACGCTCTAATAAGGCGTCAGCTCGATTTGTCGCGCCGCTCCAATCGCCAAGATTACTTAGAGGCTTAGTGCTGGCTCCGTGCGCCTTCAGCCAGTCGTGCGTCCATTGCAGTGGACTGCTATTAACGCGGCTTTCCTCGCGAGTAAGTTCGTAAATAAACTCAGCTTCGCTTAATTCTGTGATATTTTGTGATTTCATTGACATTTCGCCAATTTCCTTTCTAATCAGGCGGGTGGTAAGGGGTTGTTTGATTTTTATTTTAGGATGTGCTAATATTTAACTACGTTTGTTAGTTATCGCCTTTTTCGGAGGGCGATTTCTATTTGGAGTTCAATTTCGAACTTACCTATCACTAGTTTCATAGCTTTCTCCTTTCTAGCCGCCTGATTGTCAATGTTCTGGTAATCCCCTTACTACTGTCTTTATTATAGCTAACTACTTAGCTAAATGCAAGGGTTTTTATTAAAAAAGTCAGAGATTTTTTGGTGAACCTGTGGAAAACTCACTTCCCGTAAAATATATAGCGATATTCTTTATAAAGTCTAATGATAATACGTTTTAACACAGTCTAATTTTATCAAACAAAAAAGCTGCCCGACCTGACAATCAAGCAGCTTAGCCCGCAATCTTATTATATCAACTGTTCGGGATTTCCGAACTGTTCAGTTGTTCGGGATTTCCGAATTACTATTTATTTTTGCCGTTTTTATAAATACCAAACATAGTCAGCAAGAACAGACCCGCCGTGGCTAAAACTCCACTTATAGCGTTAATCTTTACATAAGGCTCATCAGAAAGAATGGCGATTGCGACCTGTGGTGCGATTGCGCTTGCGCCCAAGAGCAGGTCACCGATAATATACACAACTAGCTTGGTTCGTTTACTGATACCTTTGATGATCTCTTGAGCCTCATCTGTCTCAGCTAGTCCTTGTACTAACTTAGCTTTTTCGGCAGTCACTTTTTCGATTGCTTCGATATCTTCTTTTGCAAATACTGGTGTTGGCATTATTTCCTCCTTTGGTTTATTATTTGGCACTTCCTGTGGTTTTGGTGATTCTGGCTCTTCTGGTGGTGTTGGTGTGGTTACTTTGCCCAATGCCTTGAGCTCGTCAATTGATACTCTAGCCGTCGAAAAATCCAGATTGCCACCATAGCCATCAATTTTGCCGGTATCGGTAAACTGATGGATTAGCGCGCCGTGCGCGTAATTACCTGGATTTCCATAATTCGGATACCAATCTACGCGTTCCAAGCCTAATTTCTGAATAATAGCTTCACCTGCGTATGTGAACACCTGTTTACCTGTCTTCTGCAAGACTAAGTTCTTAAACAGTTTCAATTGCTCGAGTGTTCCCTCGAAATCTGGCTCCAAGTCGACAAACAGAAGTGGTGCGTTGACTAATTTTTGAGCTTCAACAAAACGCTCTGCTTCAGTCTTTGCTTCTTCTTCGGTTGAAAAATACGGCAACCAGTAAATACCTAGTAGTTTATCTCCTGCGGCTTTAGCGAATTTTACCAATTTCGGGTCAATCTTATTCGCATCGCCTCCGAACGACTGACCGACATGACCAGCCTTGATGATAACACCAGCAAACTTATGTAAATGATTTACAATAGCGTCGTCTTGATGATTTGAGATGTCTAGTATAATCTTGCTATAGTCTTCTTGTGGTTCTTCTGGCTTTGGTTGAGGTGCAGATTGAGGTGTCAAATCTGGCAAGTCGTGTAAGTCTTTGTCCTCGAATAGCTGACGGCTCATATATTTTCCACTTCTAGCTGTAACGTACCAGACTGTATCACCAGCGACCGATTGACCATTCGTAACGTAGCCTTTCATAGCGATTACATCGCCTTTTTCTAGTTCCTGAAAAATAGCTGAATTTGTGTTAGCTTCGTCGCGAGCATTGCCGTCCTCTTCCAGTTTTCTATCTGTCGGCTGAGTTTCGTCGTAATCTTCAGCAATACATCTGCCGTCGCAACAATACGAATATCCGAGATAGTCTGGACCATAGTTGCCCATCCAGTTCATAAGCTCTTCAATACTGTCATAAATCCCTCTCGCTCCACTGTGAACTTCACTGTCGTGGATTTCGATTGAACCGTCGGCGCGTTTTCGCATCAAAAATACGTGTCCATCTTCTGTATACTGACCTCTCGAAAATCCCAAAAATCCAATCACCCACACACCAACAGGTGCGGGACCTGTGTTTATACGACCTGTATTTAGTTCGTTTAAGTAAGCTGTTTGAGCGTTTGGCGAGCGAGTTAGTGAGTTAATCGCGTCATCTACGTATTGTAAACACCAACCGCTCTGAGCGCCGATGTTTAGATTTGGTTCATAGATTTGTCGAACTGGCATTATTTCCTCCTCACTTGAGATTGTTGAACTTCTTCTTGTAATTCTGTGACGGTTTTATTTTGCTGAATTAAGTTATTAGTCGCGTAAATAGCTAATCCGACAAGTGCTATAGCAAATAATTTTGCTAGATTACTAGTTACCAGGCTCCAAAAATTCATCACGCCTTCGATTTCAGTACGTTTGACGTATTTCTCTTCTGATTCTTTTTCATGCTCGGCGATGTATGTTTTTAACTGTGCTTGAGTAACATTCGCTCGTGCTATATTCTCAATTCGCTCTAGCGTAGTTGTGTGTCTGTCTACGCTTTCTTTAATATGCTCAACGTTTGCCCACAAGGCTCCAAATTCTTTTGCTGATACTTCTGGTTTTTCGTTCATAAAATAAAACTGCGGTTATTCAAAGTGTTAATTGAGATTGCCGCAGTTTACCGTAAGCGTGACGTGATATGTTTATATTATAATATCATTTCCCATAAACATCAAGGGTCAGCTCGATTTGTCGCATAATATAGACTTTACGACAATGCCCGGCAATAAATACACGACCACCGAAATGGACACCGGCAAAAAGTGGATTAAC